TGCGGTAGGTACCATCAGTACCAGCCCCTCTAATACAAACGCCCAGTAGTCAGCGGTGCTGGCGTTCAGACCTGACGGCTCCCACGACTGACTGCTCTGATACCAGCACTCTGTCTCTATGTACAGGTTGCCTGTGTTCTTCCACTTCAAGTCTGTCTTAACCTCTACCGTGGTACCACCACGGAGCAGGGTGTCTACTAAGTTCTCGCCTACTAAACCGCGAGAGTAATCTAAATCAAATTCACTACGGCGTGTCATACTTGACAACCTCCCTGTACAGTACAGTACAGTCACCCCTGTGGGGGTGCCGCTAACTGTATCTTCTTTCTTCCTCTGATACGTTGACGTTGCCGTGGGGTTGTTAACCCCCAGATACCGTCCATGTAAAAGTCTACAGCATAATCTTTACATTCTTGAATGACAGGGCAGTTAGAGCAGATACGTTTTAAGATATCAAGCTGAGCTAAAGTCTTACCCTTGGGTGGAAAGAATGTCTCGGTGTCTGTGTTAGCACAGTTAGCATCTACCTTCCAACGCTCACGCTCTTCAGGTATGTAAACAAAGAGTGAGTCTTCTACTTCCAGACTAGCCATTCAACTCCTTCTCAATAACCTGAATAGTTGGGCAATCTTTCCAAGCAGGGGGTTCATCACCTGTCAAATTCATACAACCAAAACAAAGTCCACCATCATCACTATGCAAACTTTCATCTACAAAATTTGAATAATATGGCTTATGCAATTCGACTACTGCACGAATGGCTTTTGCTACGGCATAAACAGATTCTTTACGAACCATTCCATTGGATACACCAATGTCATAATCATCTACGATTGCCAACAATTCATCATGGGTCATCTGAATATCCAAGCCGTTAGTGCAAGTAATGCAACGATTGCTACTAGCGCATAGGGTAAGAACCTATCGTCCATCTATCCTCCAGTTGAATAGAATCCACCAGCTTTAAAGTGGATTGGTGGTGCTGACCATACTCTCACCATGGTGTTACCGCAAGTGGTACACGGTGTTGGTGTCGGGTCTTGCACTTCAATGATTGTGCTACAGGTATCGCACCTGAAATCGTAGTTAGGCACAGTCCATCCCCTCATCATCTATAGGTGTAGGTGCGGTAGTGATAGTCCCACACTCAACACATTCCTGTCGTAAGTCATACCAACCTACCAGCCTGCTGTCTTGGTCCCACATGACGTTGACTTTAAACATCATGCAGCCACAGATACAGGCAAAGGTAGGCACACCAGTTAAATCGTTAGTCACTTTGATTATTCCAGAATAACTTGTAGAACTCTAGGTCAAAGGCAAAGCGTTTCATATGCTTGACAGTTGCACCTGTGTGTGCATAGAGAGGGATGTCTGCTTCTGCCATCAACCTAAAGAAGTTAATGTCCTCAGATACAAACTGCTCACCGACACCAGTCTCGTTAAAGAATGGAACCTTGCCATGCTTGGCTCTCATCTTTTCCCCTACGCTGCGGTGCATCATTACAAACCCAAAGCCGGCTGCACCAATCTTGACCAGTGCATTAGCAGGTAGCGGATGGATGTAACCAATTTTATTTAGGTCATCTGTCCATGAGAATAGGGCAGGGTATGGGGTCATGAGCGATTGCTCATTCTCCTTAGAGACGAAATAAGTACCGGAAACAACTGGCTTTGTAGTAGGGTCGCACTCATTCCACACTAGCTTCAAAGCTTTCTCTGTTAGTACGATGTCTGAATCCACCCATAAAATCCATGGGAAATCTGTGTGGTCCATCCAGTAATCAAAAGCATTCTGTCGTTGTCTGCCAATCTGATTGCCCTGCACTCGCATGGCTGAGCGGATAGGTACACCAGCAGTAAGGATTGAGTAGACTAAACCCTCAGTAAACTTGCCATCTGTTGTGCCGTTGTCACACCAGCAGACAATGATGTTGTCATTCGTCGGCGCTGGTTGCTTCTTCTGCAATTGGTTCTTGGGTGTCTTCGTCATGGTATGGTCTCCAATTTCCTAGGTGTTGAACGATTGATGCCAGCGCACGCTGGACTTTCATGCGAGCGCCATCGGCGCTGGTCTTCCATAGTTCTCCTAGTGCAGCCCAATCGGCTTGCTCGTTAGAGAATCGAGTAATTAAAATCTGTTGCTTAGCTTCAGATAGTTTGTAGTATCCCTTTGCTATGTCTGAGCGTAGGGCTAGCCAGTTCATGCCGTCACTAATCTCGCCCGACTTAACTTGGTTGCCCAAGTCTTTAATCTTGGCAGGCATCTCATAGCTTTCAGTAATGATAGAAGGCAGGAACGTTTCAATTACTGAGATGTTGTAGTAGTAGATGTCGCTCAAGTCGTAGCCCTGTACTCTGGCTTTCTCCTTCTCACCAAACTTAATGCATTGGTTACGGAGTGACTTAGCAATTAGCTTATTGCGGTCTTTCTCTTCTAGAGCAGACCACTCTTTAAACTTTCGTGGGTGAGTTACAAACCAGACATACATCTCTTGCTGGAAGTCATCGGTATCTACCATTGGATATCGCTTGTGATATTCCGAGGCTATCTGTACCATCATGTCTTTGTAATCTAACCATGCGTCTATGCTGTGCTTCAAGGTAAACGAATCTCCCCATCTATAATCGGGATAGCATAGGGAGTAACCTTGCGCTTGTGTTCAATCAGCATGCCAATACCTTGTTGCCAATTGGCTACGCCTGATGTTAGATAGGACGCTTGCTTCATGTCCATTAGATGTCCGACTTCAAGTCCAAACAATGTACGGTTCTTGCCATACAATCCTGTGGTCTCATGTTGCAGACCAAGCTTGTGTGTATGACCACACACTACTGACTTGCCTAGCTTCTTAGCAAGACTCATAGCAGTGGAGCCGGGGACTTGGATTGCCCTACCCTCATCCCCGTGCGCCATTACCCATCCCGGTAAAAGCTCTTTGAACTTATGCAAGTATTGAATGCGTAAAGAATTATACCCCAGTAGTTCTTCGATTCTTAATGTATCAAGAGTCGAGAATGCTGGGGCATATTTTCTAATGTAAGTTTGGATACGGTCTGTGTGATTAGACCTTTGAATAATGAACGGTTTGTTTCTTCCAAGTGCGTCTCGGAAGTCTGCCATTATATCGTATGTTAAATCTATTGAGTTTTGTAGAGTGGGTGCATATTCACCCGCCATACCTTTATTCCATCGACTTGGTTCGGGGGCGTCCAACTCGTCCCCTACGCACCATAGTTCGTGGGGTCTCTCGCTGCGTATGAACTTCAATACCGTCTTGATAGCCACGGGGTCGTGGTACGGTATCTGAAGGTCGCTGAGTACTAGTATCTTGCGCACTAGATATACCTTCCCACTGTCCACGTTGGACGAGTAGTCCAATTATTGCATAGTTTGCAAGGTCAATGAAGGTATCTTCGAGTGATTCATAGTTCGGCGTGTCGTTACCTGTTTCAACCAAGTGACTGAACCGTTGGAGTTTGTCAAACATTCTAACTCGTAAACCATTGAGAGGTCCCCCCGGTGCGAGTGATATGTTAAGCGGACCGTAGTCGGATTGCTTTCTAATGAGTATATCCCTAAGTTGTCCGAGTATAACTTCGATATCATTTTGGTTCTTCATCCAATACATCCTTCACTTGTAGTTCAAAATTCTTCATGCTGTCTCTTACGATTAGCTCAGCCCATACCTTATCGGCTTGGTTCAATGGTGCAGCTACAAGCAACGCTGTTAATCCAATGATTAACTCTTGTGCTTCTTGTAAACTTTCCTTGCTAACATGATAGATATCGTAAAGAGCGCCAAGTAAATCCAGCGTCTTGTCTTCTGATATAGCAATTCCTATGCTACCTTCCATGTGTTCAACGTGGTCCCATATAGTTTCATCAAGAGGCAATACAATCTCTGACTCGCTCATCAATCCATTCCTTTCCTAACTTAACGATGACGCTATTTACGTCCTCGCCTTCTGGCATTGGTATTACATTTGCATTCGGTAGTTCTCTGGTTATCTTCTTACCAAACTCAGTACCTGCATTGTCACCATCCGCAAGGACAATCACCATGTCAAAGTCATCCAAGATTCTAGAGTAATGAGACTTCCAATTGTTAGCACCGGGTATCCCAACTGTTGGGTGGTTAGTCTTGACTGACATCATGATGGCGTCAAACTCACCTTCGGTGATACAGATATATTTAGTAGCAACAAAGCACGCCTGAGTATTAAACATGGTGGTCTTAGCACCAGCCATGCCCATGTACTTAGGGTCTTCGCCATGCATAGAACGAAACCGTATATCAACTACACCACTAGGTGTGATGTAAGGGATAGCAAGTCTGCCTACAAATTGTTCATGACTCGGTAGAGGTTCTACGACTACGCCCAGATGAAACCGCTTGGCCTCGTCTACCGATAGCGCCCTTGTTAACAAGTAATCTTCCGCTAGGTTTATAGTGGATGCGTACTGTTGCGTCGCTCGTAGTAGAAATTGTCTGTGCGAATTCGATAGCTTCACTTAACGTGCCTCCCCTTTCATGCTTAATTAAATCATAGATATCACCTGATACTTCACAACCAAAACATTTGAAACGGTTAGCGTCAAAGTTAATAGCTGCACTTGCATTACTGTCGTCATGAAATGGGCACTTCATCTTACGCCATCCATTACCACGGCTAGGTACCTTAGCACCTAGATGCTTTAAGTAATCTGCAACATTATGTTTGTCCATTGATTACCTTTCTGAGTAAATCTACCCATACTTGTGCAGGCATAGTGGCATACCATTCGGCAGGTCTTCCTCGTCCCTTCCGCTTGTGTATTACTACGCCTGTCCAAGCATTGTCGTTAGTCATTTCGACTATCAACTCTTCAATCCATCCAGCCAAGTCCATCTTGGCGTGGTTCTTAATCTCAATCGTTACCCCGGGAATGCCAGAGATATCGCCTTTGTCTAAGGTAGCACCAGCAAGACGGCGGTCAACATATGGAAACCATTCCTTCAACCACTTAACTACATCTCGCTCTGCTTGGGAACCCTTAGCCTTGGCTGCTGAACTCATAGAGTCATCTGCTCCAATGTGTAATCTCTGTATACATCCTCAAGGTACATAGATGCTGGGTCAAAGGATAACTCTACATATGTATTGCCGGTCTGGTCTGCTTTACCATATCGATTCTTCACAGGTGCAACACACATATAGAAGTCAATGCCTGTCGGCAACATCTTCTGTCCTACTGTTAGTACCATTGCTGGTACCTGATTAACCATACCTTGAAGGGAACTTCTTGGTTGACAAGGTGTGCCGTTGAAGCCCTCCTTAGTATGGTGCAGTACTAAGACACAAGCATTAGTATCCCGTGCCAAGTACTTTAATTCTTTCATCGCTTGTCGCATGCCACCGAACTCATCATGTCCATCCATTGCAATGTCCATTAAGTTGTCGACTACGATAAGCGTTGGGCTTCTACCCCACATAGTTTCAAAGGCAGAGACTTCTTCATCTAAGTCTTTGAGTGTAGGGCTAGATTCAAATGACCAATACAAATGATTGTTCTCAGATAGCAATGACTCAGCAGTATCAGGGTTAGTCTTCATTAGGTTCTCTGCTTGTTGCTGGGTCATCTTGCCTGACATTGCAAGCAATCTCATGGCCATGGTATGGGCATTAGTATCTGCTGAGAAGTAAAGCGTAGGTTGCTTAAGCCTTGCAGCTATGTGTAATCCAAGTGAAGACTTACCTGCACCTGGAGTACCAGCAATTACTGTTACCTCTGCTCGTCGCAAGATAATACCTGCTCGTTCAAAGGCCTGAAAGGGAGCCGGTAAAGGCTCCCCTCCTACTTCTGACTTGCGTATGCTACGCCGTAATGTTTTCATTTAATACTTTCTTAATTTGATAAGAAATATAATTTGAAACGGTCCGATAAATAAATCAACTACACCATATTTGTAAATGGGTAAACCGCGATATTCTTTGGTAAGCAATAAACCAAATAATAAACCTGGTCTTGTTTTAATATTTATTTTCATTACGTTTAACTCCACATCTTGTGCAGTAAATATAACCAGACGTTACAGAACTCCAGTAGTTATGTCCAAAGAATTTACATACCCACATTACTTAATCCTATCTGGTACGAATGTATTCCATTCTGGCTCATGCTTCTGAATGTATACGGTCTTGCACTTAGATGGGTCACCTTGTGCTGATGGACAGAAGTA